GATAGTCTTATTAGATTCGCTCCTATGGTCGCTCCTGTCATGCATCGCATGGACGTATCAGTACACTATTTTTTCGTTCCTAACAGATTAACATGGGATAATTGGGAGAAATTTATAGTAGACGCTAATACAGAACACGTATTACCAAATTTAAATTGGACAGAAGGTGCAACAGCAATATGGGGAAGATTTGCAGATTATATGGGTGTACCACCTGTTCCATCTGGAGGAACCGGCACATATATAAATGCATTACCATTTGCAGCATATCAAGCAATATATAATGAATATTATAGAGATGAAAATTTATGTCCAGAAGTAGATTACAAATTAGTAGATGGAGCAAATGATCGTGGTATATTCATGGAAATGAGAAATAGAGCATGGGAACACGATTATTTTACAGCATCATTACCATTTGCACAAAAAGGAACAGCAGTAGATATACCTATTGGATCTATAGACAATGATGTTGCAGTAAACTGGAACTCATTAGAAAACGCACATACAGCTGTAACATATGATGGAACCAATTCACAAACAATAGGTGCATCATCAGGAGTATCAACAATAGGTACACCAGAAATGATAGCAAAAACATCAGATATAGATATTCAACCAACAACTATCAATGATTTACGCAGAGCATTTAGATTACAAGAATGGTTAGAAAAAAACGCTAGAGGCGGTACAAGATACATCGAAAATATTTTAATGCATTTCGGTGTAAGGTCTTCAGATAAAAGATTACAAAGACCAGAATATATAACAGGTTTAAAAACACCGGTTATTATATCAGAAGTATTAAACACATCAGCAACAGAAGCAGAACCACAAGGAAACATGGCAGGTCATGGAGTAGCAGTATCAACAGGAAAATATGGTAATTATTTTTGCGAAGAACATGGATACATTATCGGCATTATGTCCGTAATGCCACAACCTGCTTATCAACAAGGTATACCAAAAACATTCTTAAAAAACGATCCATTAGATTTCTTCTGGCCATCATTCGCACACATTGGCGAACAACCAGTACTAAACAATGAGCTTTTTGCATATACTGCAACAGGCGAAGATACATTCGGATACGTTCCACGTTATGCCGAATATAAATATCAACCTTCACGAGTAGCAGGAGACTTCAGAACAATATTAGATTATTGGCATTTAGGAAGAATATTTGCAACGCAACCAGCATTAAATCAAGCATTTATTGAATGTACACCTGAACAGGTCGAAAGAATTTTCGCAGTACAGGACGGAGAGGACAATTTATATTGTCAGATAATGCACAAAATAAAAGCAGTAAGGCCAATGCCTAAGTTCGGAACACCAAACTTCTAACATGTCAACAAGATGTATAACACCCTACTACAAAAAAATGGAAATAGTGAATGGAGTCACAATGGGCTACATTCCTTTTCCATGTGGGAAATGCCCACCCTGTCAGAAGAGACGAATATCGGGGTGGAGTTTCCGATTAACAAAACATGGCCAAGTAAGCAACACATCACAATTCGTTACCTTAACATACGACGAATTAAACGTGCCAACAACAGAAAACGGCTTACAAACATTACGTAAAACAGATTTACAAAAATTTTTCAAACGATTAAGAAAATTAACTAATGAAAAAATATCTTATTACGCAGTGGGCGAATATGGGGATAAAACGCAACGCCCACATTATCATATTATCCTTTTTAATGGTAATTGTAACAGCGTTCAGAGCGCTTGGAATCTTAATAATACTACTATCGGTCATTGCCATTTTGGCGATGTTAACGATGCTAGTATTGGGTATACTTTAAAATATATATCAAAAGAAAAACAAATTCCAATGCATCAAAATGACGACAGACAAAAAGAATTTTCAATTATGTCAAAAGGACTAGGAAAATCTTATCTTACACCACAAGCTATAAAATGGCATAAAAATAAATTAGAAGAACGAATGTATCTTCCATTACCAGGTGGAAAAAAGGCATCAATGCCAAGATACTATAAAGACAAAATGTACAAAGATGGCGAAAAATTTATGATTTCAATACACATGAAACAATTAGCCGAAAAACAAACAGACGACTTATTAAAGGAGATAGGAATAGAAAATTTCGATTTCCATATAGTACAAAGACATTTAAATCAATTTCGTAGAAACAAAAAACAATCATTACAAAGACAAAAACTATGAGAACAATTAAAAACAGCGGAAACGCAAAAGACTTTCCATATAAAGGAGAAGTCAACAATCAACCTTCAGAAACAGTACCAGATCAAACAATGACAATGCGTGAGATATTAACACGATACGCAAAAGGTCTCCCAATAGATGGAGCTAAAACTCCATTATGGGAAGACGGAGAAGGATATGCAAAGGATCCTGAAACATTAGACTTAGCGGAACGCGAAGAACTAGCAACAGCAGCTAGAGAAGAATTACAACAATTAAACGAAAAGTTTAAAGCGTTAAAAGAAAAAAAAGACGCTAAAAATAAACATAAAATCACCGACGTAGTCGATGAAAACCAAGAGTAAAACGTAAAAACTCTAAAAAACACCACTTTTTAGGGGACGGCTTCGCCGATCCCCGACAAAGTGGAAGGCAAGCGAAGCGCGGCAGAAAAGCACTAATACTACTTGATATATTAGTGCTAATTGACACTAGGTTAAAAAACCAGTGTAAATGAGTAAAATAGGACGCGAAGGCACGACAAGGACGACAACACGAATAACACAAAAAAACGACCTAGAGTCAATTAAAAACACAAAAAAAACAAAAACATGCCACTACCACTAGCAGCAATACCTGCACTTATATCAGCAGGAACATCAGTAGTAAACGCAATATCACAAGGGGCAACAAATAAAAAAACACGCGAGTGGAACGAAGCAATGTACCAAAAACAACGTACAGACGCATTAGCGGACTGGGCAAGAACAAATGAGTATAACGCACCACTACAACAAATGGCCCGATTTAAAGAAGCGGGACTATCTCCCCACCTTATTTATGGTGGAGGTGCAAACTCAATATCTCAACCCGTACGATCAACAGACACAAAATCATGGTCGCCAAACGCACCACAAATCGACGGAGGTCAAATAGTATCCCAATACTTTGGGGTACAACAACAACAAAATGCATTAGAAATACAAAAAGAACAAATACGTGGGCTTAAAATAGCCAACGATATAGCCGAAGGCACAAAAGAAGATACAATGCAAACAAAAGGCTTAACAAATCAAGCCACACAAGCCAAAATAGATAATATTATGGCGGATACAAACATGAATAGGTTAAAACAATCATTACAAGGATTAGAGTATCAAAAACTAGAACAAGAGGTAAAACAACTTGTAGTAAACAATAAATACAATGCATTAAATCAACAATCGAAACTTGCTTTAAACGGATTTATGCAAGAACAAATTCAACTTATTAACAAAGGGTTAATAAATAAAAACAATATATCTTCAATAGAAGCAAAATGGAAACAACAAATAGATGAATGGGTAGGCCCTACTTCAGGCCTTACAACATCAATTATAAAAATATTATTAACAGCAATGACTAAATAATAAAAAATTTACATAAATTACAATTAAATCACTAAAAATTAAAAACATGGCCTACATGAAACGTAGCAAAGGCTACAAAAAACGCGGAACTTATTCAAAAGGTAAACGTTCCAAATCAAAAAAACTCGGAACATATTTCGTATCAAGAGGCGGTATTAGACTTTAATTATCAACAAAAAATTAACAAAAAATGGGAAAAAACATCTTTAACTCGGTACAAGTAGAAAAACCGAAAAAAAACGTCTTTGATTTAAGTCACGACGTAAAAATGTCCATGAAAATGGGACAATTAACACCAGTATTAGTAACAGAATGTGTACCCGGCGACAGCTTTCAAATAGGCTGCGATAGTCTTATTAGATTCGCTCCTATGGTCGCTCCTGTCATGCATCGCATGGACGTATCAGTACACTATTTTTTCGTTCCTAACAGATTAACATGGGATAATTGGGAGAAATTTATAGTAGACGCTA